TGCGCCGGCAGACTTCTTTGATAATCCTTCTTTTTCTATTTTCTTTTCTCCTTGTTTGAAGCGTTCTCCGCTTCCTAACTTTGCTTGTTTCATAGTTGTGAATTATTAATTGATTTGTAAAGTGAACATCTCCCTTATCCAGTAGGATATTTCTATCCTTAATCGTTGAAATTCGGTCATCCATTTTTCTTTTTACCGGCAGCAGCCATCGACGCCATCGCTTTCTCTCCGTACTTTTTACGTCCAGCACTTGCCATGATTGCGCCGGCAGACTTCTTTGATAATCCTTCTTTTTCTATTTTCTTTTCTCCTTGTTTGAAGCGTTCTCCGCTTCCTAACTTTGCTTGTTTCATAGTTGTGAATTATTAATTGATTTGTAAAGTGAACTTACTTCATCTCGTGCCTTAGTAGCCATTTCTTTAGTTTTATGGTAGTTACCATAATCATAAAAAGTATTATCTGCTGCATCCTCGCGTTCAGTAGTAAATTCAATATCGCCTGTGCCTTGCACTATCCAATATTTTTCTCCCTGTTTCGCTCTCCATCTCAATTTTTCAATTTTCTTTTTTTCGGCGTTCCAGCGTACCCCCTTTCCTTTCAAAGCATCGAAAAATGTAAATGTTTCTTTTTGATTTGCTAAACGTGTAGGGGACGACCATCCTCTTTCATCTATGAATACGTGTCCATCGGAGTCGATTCCAGCATAAATAGTGGAACCATATTCTGTTTGTGATTTGAAGATAGATGTACTCTTTTTTCTATCATTATAAACAACGTCCCCGTCTTTCGGAATGAACATTTTCCCTTCTTCTTTTTTACGCAATTCTTCATTTCGCCTACATGATTCACGCACTTGCTGAACATGAAGTTTAGCCCATATTTTCCCTTCTTCATTTGTCAGTCGTCTTATTTCTTGATGGATTTCCTCGTATTGATCATTTAAAGACATTTCATCAAAATTATCTTTCCCCCACGTCACTATAAGGGGGTCTTCTTGTTTTGCTTTGTCTGAAATCTCTTTCGTTAATTCTTTGAATAGAGATTCAATCCTTTTTAACTCGTTGTATCTTTTTTCAGATAAAACAATTCCTATTTCGTCACTCATGATTTTTGTTTTATGAATTTAGCTACTAATATATCTCCTTCGTATGTTTCGTTTAGTCTTATAGTCAGACAACCTTCATAGTTGTCAATGAATAAATCCCATTTTATCTTATCGGTGTAAATCATGGATATTGGGTTTGTTTTAGACTGCAATTATACGTATAAATATCCATTTATGCAAGATATTATGAATATTTACATTAAAATGAAGCCAATCCAGTGACTTTCTTTGTATAAACGGGTTTGTCGACAATGAATTCAGGACGTGGTAGGTATTTCAAGTTAGTGCATACGTAAATACCTATGCCGTTACTCATCAAAAGGTCATCATGGAACCCATCGACGGCTCCTAATGATCCATTTTCCTTAACTTCATAGGTATCTAATTCGTCGCATACCTCTTTGTCTTTCTCTAAATATCCATCTGTGGCCAAAACAATGTCGTAGGTATCCATTACTAAAGGTTTCGTATGGGAATTTATATGTAACCCCCACTTATGAGGTACACCATCCCTAATAACCTCTGATGAGTTTCTACAATATAAGTTACGATATGCACCTCCAAGTTCATCTAAGATATATTCCAAGTGATCACCTTCTGTTTTATTCGTTTCAAATGTATTTGACTCAAAGACAAGTAATGCCTCATCGTAAAACATAGCTATCTGTGCTCCCATCCATGCTAAATTTGCATGTTCTATATGACCTCTCCAACGCGCTATCTTTTCGGGTCTCCCCCCAATGTCTGTCATTAAATATCTATCGTGAACCGTGATAACTGACCAGTCTGCCTCACTTGAATTACCTCCAATGTCCACACTGACTACATATCTGTATCTCATCGGCTGTCCATCTGGCAATCTCCATACTAATAGCTTATTATCATTATTCTTTGAAAATTCTTCTTCGGTAAACTTCAAATCTACCAAAGAGTCCCTTCCTCGTTTATCTTTTCCGTAAATATTGCCTATCTTAACAGGATCGACACATCCTTCTCTCAATTTAGCAACATGTATAGCATTGAATTTCCTTCGTCCGGACGTCTGAAAAGCTTCGTTAGCCGTAGATGGATTTTCCTGCTTCATAATCCACGACTCAGGATATTTTTTGCTCTCTAAGCGATACCAAGCAATCTGTTCTAATGTAGCTCCGTTGTCCCATAGGATATTTTTTTCATATTCATCCAGTGAGTTTATAAGTTTTGAATGCCCTTCGTTTTCGTTTTTTATCTGGTAGTTTTCGGCTTCCCAATACTTAGCCATCGAAACTTGATAATTACGAGCGAACATCCATGGGACGAAAATAGGCGTAAAGGAACTCTTTCCACTTATAGCCCGTCCCCATTCTTTAGAAAAGAAATTGATCCCGTTAGCTGTGGACTCATAGACTATGATTGTATCTGGGATAGATGGGATACGACTCCCCAAAGTAGCTACTAATTGCTCTGGTGTTTTCCCTTTGGTTTTTTTCCATGATCCAACCTCTGAACAGTGCAACATGGAGGCAGAAATAGACTTTACTCCATCGGGGCGTTCTGCACTTCCTATCGTGATCCTACATTGACGTTGATTGATTATAGAGGTCTTAGTAGAACGATTATAAGGAGACAGCTTTAGAAACTCCTCTTTAGTCTCTCCTACCAAGTAAGCTGGAAAAGAGGAAAGGACGGTATTGTACATCCCCTTGATATTTATTGAAGCATTTTCGACGTGTGCACAAATCACAGAGTTCCAATTCTTGTGAATAAAGAGTTGTATCCATGCCATGTATAGTTGAAAAAACGTAGAGCCACCTCCTCCTTGACTGAACTTTAAGACTATCGCTCTGATAGGTAGTCCTTTTAATCTCTTTGTCTCAAACTCCTTTAGAAATAGTTTTTGGGTATAATTTAGAAGGAATGGTATTTCTTCGTCGCTATTCTTATCCTTGATCTTAAAATGAAGAAATGCCACATACTCAAAATCTGTCTTGTGGCGTAAAATATCAACCTCTTTTCTTAAATAATCTATCTCTAATTCTGGATGACACCCTTTCATCTCTAAGTACTTTCTCGCATCTCCCACCTCTGCAAGTTCCTTAAAGATGGGATTGATAAACATCTCATTGGGAGCCCAAAAATCCACTAAACTGAGTCCTTCTATGTGTACATGAGTTCGGGGAATAGAGAAGCAGTTCTCGCCCGTGATCGGGTTGAAATTCTCTTTGTCTTTCCGTTTCTTATTACGGATACGGTTTTCTTCAACTATAGTATGGATTCTCCAATCAGTCATTCAAGGTTATCATAATCATATTTTTGTTCTCTGGATTTACGTATTTAGCACATTGTGGATCATAAATGTGCCGAATAATCCTTTTCATATCTTCTTCAGCTTCCTCTTTTGTTTTGAAGGTATCACATACAATATTCCTTTCCCTAACTTGTATATTTACCCCAAATGAACAAGTGTTATCTCTTGTATCAAAAATATTACCAGATATGCTGATTAAGTCAATACTATTCCTGTTAATTAAAATCGTTCTCATAGTTGTAATTTTTAATCGTTCCATTTATAAATTATCCAAAACACAAAACCCCAGAAGAAACATCCCAAATGAAGCATTGGATTAACGGGAATAAAGAACCCACCGTAAAGCCCCAATAGAATAAAGAATAAGAATGGTACTACAAACTTATTGCCAGCATTAAGTAGATAACAAAGCATCATTCCTGTAAGTGCATAATCAATCCCAGAAGCCCCAATAGTGGGCAAGACTTTAGCTGAAAGAATGGCGGAACCGGTAGCTATAATCACCGAAGCTAAAAGTATGGCGTATGTGTTCCCGACCTTACTAAGAAAGTGAAACAACACATAGAAGCTAAAAGCGTCTACGGCCAAATGAAAAATGTTCTCGTGAAAAAACGAGTAGGTGAAATATGCGTACCAGTTTCCGCCAATCTTAAAACCAACTACATCCAACGGGATTTTGATAAAAAAACAACCTAACAAAATCAATATAAAAACGAATGGGAGTATCTTTTTCATAGTATCTTACGATTTTGAATATATGACAGCTCTACATAAAAACACGGTGCTTCAGAGTAGATTATCTCATCAATGATCTCGTAAATACTTCTTTTGGGAGTCTCCTTTATTTTAATCTCGAAGCGTCTTAATATCTCCTCATACATAGCTCTTTTGTTTTTTGATTTAAGGGCTATCTCAAATCCCCTATGTGCCCTTACGATGATCTTTTTACACTCTATGTCATCAACATAGAATCTTTTAGCCGGACTATTTATCGTCATGGTAATTAGACCTGACTTGGACATGTATTTAGACGCCTCACCCAATGAAGCAACGGTTTTTTTATACGCCTCCCTTATATCTTTTTTCCTTTCATTGGTTAAGTCACGTGTCCTTTCCCAATGAACACTTTTGTTGAGTTTAATTTGGTAGTCAATACTATTCATA